TACTTTTCTTTGACCTTGCATAGCTCCTATCATTGCAGATTGATTAGATGCAGCGAAATTAGATTCTGTAAATGAAGGAGAACTAAGCAATCCTCCGTCTGCAAACTTAACACCACCACCCGCTTCGTTCATAGATGATAATTGATTCCTGAACATTGCTGTACTTCTTTTGTTTATAACGGCTTCTCCACCTTCTAATTCATTTACCCTACCTCCTACTGAGAATTTCTCCCCACCTTGTGCGTGTGATTTTCCATGAACCATTCCTCCATTAGCAAACTTACCTCCCCCTTCAACTATACCTCCATACTCTCCTTTCCAACTTGTTAGTTTTTTTATAAAAGCAAATGCAGCTATTGCTCCAAATAAACCGAAAGGCCCACTAAATGATTTTAGAACGGCAGATATTGCTTTCGGTATAATACTAAGAGTTGTAGCTATTGTGTTAGCTAGTATAGAACCTGTATCTAAATTTTCTGATGCAGCTTTTCTTATGTTTGCTAGAGATTCTAAGTTTGTGCTTAGAGAGCTTATAGCAGATAGAGTATTAGCCACCATAGATATTTTATTACCTGCCTCTTTTACAAAATTAAGACCTTCATTATCTCCTGCCAATGAAGTTAAGGCGCTACCTACACCTCCCATAGCAGAAACCTGTTCTTCCATCATTTCTTTTTGCGTCTGATTAACCTTAATGTTATTCTTTAAAATACCATTATTAATATCAATCAATTCTAAAGCACCTGTTTCGTATAAACCCTTTCTTGCCATTAGATAATCAGCCTCTAATTGTAACATGCGATTATCAAACTCTATCTTATTCATCATAGTAGTTGATTGCTCTAATTCAAGAGCAAAAACCTTATCATCAAATGCCTTTTTTTCAATTCTTTCACTCTCCTTAAGATTTAATTTTCCTTCCTGAAGCTCAAGAGTTAGCATTTTACTTCTATTATCTGCTATAGCCTTTTCGTTTCCTTCTCCTTTTAGTAAAATTTCTAATTCATTTGTTAAAAGGTTATGTTTTATTTTAATTACGTTTTTAGCGTAATCAAATTCTGTACTTATTTTATTCTTTAAAAAATATTTTTGTAAAGTTATATTTTCAGTAGCTGTAGTTCTTAAATCTTGTAAGGTTTCTGCATTGTTAGCTTTTCTTTGTTTTCTTAGAAGCCCTGCCATTTGTCTAGTAGCAATTTCTGTTCCCTCTTTCTTATTGTTGTCTTGGTCTAAGAAATCTTGAACTCCTGCAATTTTAGCCTCAAGTAATCCTGCATTAAATAACTTATCATTATCCAACATTGCATTGTTTTCGCTGAAAAAGACTTCTCTTTTTCTTATCATTTCATTTATTTCAAACTGAGCAGCTTTGCTTTCAGGCTTAGCTTTTTTATCTTTTTCTTCTCCATTCAATAAATCTGTTATGCTTATACCTCCTAACTTAGAAGTTATAGTTTCTTCAAGTTCTGCAATCTTAGAATCAAAACTACCACCCTGTATAGATTCTTTAAATTGACCTATAGTCATATCCATCTCACTTAAAAGCTTATTAACCTGAACAACCCTTCTTGCCCTAAACTTCTCAGCAGCAGAAGGCATTATATTACTCCAACCTATTTCAAAATTAGATTCAACATCTTTAATTATATTCGTAATGCTTGAGGAAACTCCAAAAGCGTTTGAAAATCCTGTTTCTAATTCATTTATCTGCTTAAGAAGCAAATCGCCCTCAACCTCTGACTTTAGAATATTGGCTCTCATATCTGTATATATATTAGCGTAAGCCTTTTTATTCATAGCCTCTATAAGAGTGTCTGTAGCAGTTGTTATATCTTCAATGCTATTTTTTTCATTTACAAGGTTTTGATTATGAACTTTCATAACCTTATTAATGTTAGATATAGATAATTTTTCTTTCTTTTTAAGCTCTGTGTATGTGTAGCTTAGTTTAGAATTTTCTTTTAAATCCCTTCCTTCTTCCTTAGAAAGAGAAATCATTTTCTCTCTAATTATAGATAGAGATTCTAATTCTTTTTCTAACCCTTTAGTTTTTTTTTCAGTATCTAACATTGCGTTGTCTACATTTTCTAATGTAGTAGGAATAGAAGCTATAACATCTTTAGCTTCAAACATTTTAGAAACGAGAAATCCTAACGCAACTACTAATGCTCCTACCCCTGTAGTTATAAGAGCAGAAGTAAATGTTCTTAAAGCTACAGTAAGAATTCTAACTCCTGTTGCAGCTCTTTGAGAGGCTGTCATCATAGTAAAAAATGCAGAACTTGTTGTTGCAGTCCACATAGCCGCTAATTTAGCACCAACAACATAACTTAAGAGTGCTTTTGCTGTCAATCCAATCCATTTTCCTGCTAACTTAATATTAGATGTTAATTTAGCCATAGCATCCTCATTCTCTACTAATTTGTTTAAGAATTTAGCTAATGATGAAAATGCTTTTTTCAATCCACCACCAAAGTTTTTCATAACAGCTATTGCTGCTCCTTGAGCTGCAGATGTAAACTTAAGCATAGAACCCTGTAGCGTGTCCCCTACAATATCTGCCATTCTCTCTCCTTCTCCTGTAGCTTCTAATAATGCATCCCTCAATGTTGCTATATCATCAGAACCCTCTAGCATAGTACCAAACGCAGCTACCTGTCTAATATCCATAAAACCAAGAACATCAGTAAGGTCAGTACCTTCATCTTGCAGTCCTTTAAATGCTATTAACATTTCATCTAAATTTGTTATCGTATGACCTAATGTTTTGGATAGCTTTGATGAAGGGTCTTGCATTTTAAGGAATATATTCCTCAAAGATGTACCTGCAATAGAAGCCTCAATACCTGTATCAGAAAGCTTACCCATAATAGCAGCAACCTCCTCTATTTCAAATCCCGCCATAGCTGCAATAGGAGCAACCTTAGTCATACTCGTATTCCATTTCTCAATATCTAATGCTGAACTTGAAAACGCAACTGCCATAACATCTACGACTCTACCTGCTTCACTAGCATCTAATTGAAAACCTCTAATAGAAGCACCCGCTACCTGTGCAGCCCTAGCTAAGTCTGTTCCTGTTGCAGTAGCTAAATCAAGAGTTGCTTCAGTAGCATCTAGTATCTCTTGTGCTGTAAATCCTAATTTAGAATATGCTAATTGTAATTCTCCAACTTGCGTAGCAGTAAAGAATGTTGAACGACCTAAATCCTCTGCAGATTTAGTTAGTGCTGAGAACTCTGATTCAGTAGCCCCTGAAACTGCATTAACTTTAGCCATAACAAATTCAAAGTCAGAAAATGTAGTTACTATGGAACTAGCGACTCTATTTACTAATCTAAATGCACCAACTATAACTCCAATAGCAGCAGCACCCTTTACGAATTGCTTTGCCATTCCATTAGATGATTTAGTAACGGCTTTAGTTTTATTGTTAGCACCTGTCATGTCCTTATTAAGAGTCCTCAATGATTTTGAGTTTTCCTTTATTGACTTTGCTCTTTCTTTGTATGCCTTTGCATTTGCGTGAGATTGCTTTTGTCCTGTCTTAGACCTTGCTTCTTGTTTTTTCTGCTCTGCTCTTAACTCTTTTAATCCCTTTTTTAAATCAGCAATCTTTTTGATGTCTTTGATGACTACCTCTATTGCTACCTTACTTTTTAATGCCATAATTTTATTTTAGCTTATCGTTAATTGTATTGCTTTACTTTGCCCTTCTTCTCCTATTACCGCATCCACCTGCTTTAATATCTCATCTTCTACCATTTGATTTATTCCCATTGAATCTGCAATTCCAAAGGCATAATCTATAAAGCCTGTTCTTCTTGGTGCAACAAGCAAACCACCTGCTGTGTAGTAATTTTGTCTTAATTCCTCTGTTACACTCCAAATTCTTTTCTTAGAGAAGTCTAGTCCTTTTAATTGAGTCCAAGCCTTAATATCCTCAAAGGTAACATTAGGTACTCTACTCTTTCCATCATTAACCAACCACATATATTCAGTATCATTTACAACATCCATATATAAATTACCTCCCCTTTCAGAAATAATAGTTTTAAAAGATGAATATAGTTTCCTAGAGGCAAGATGCTCCTGAAACACAAGTTCTGTTTGAAGTAACTCAATGTAAAATTCTCCTGCAGTTTTTAACGCTTGGTCTATTACTTTATATGCTGACATTATTCAGCATAAGGAGGTTCTCCTTCATCTAATGGTAGGCTAGGATTACCCCTCCTCCTTAATACCTTTGAAGTGCCAACTAAAATTATATCAGTAACTACAGGCATTTTATATTCTTTTTTTTCTTGAACACTAATTGAAGATATATCAACTAAACTACCATCAACAGTAGATTCAAAAGTAATACAAATAATATCTGCAGTACTGTAAGCCTTGAAATTAAAAGTTAATTCATTTGAAGGTATTTCATAAGATTTTATTTCTGACTCAAGTAAAGGATAAGGAAGAATTGAGGACTTGTAAACCGTTGAAACCTTAACAGTTCCTGTATTTGTGTTTTGGTGTAGTTTTATAGTGGCAGAATATTCAGAGCCTCTATATAATTGTTTTAACTCTTGAAATACACCTGAAACGCTAGAAACTCCTGCCCTAGTTACTGCTGAACTAATCTTTATGCTATTATCAACTGAGATTGGAGGGGTAACAGAAGTTTGTGAAGTTCCATTTGAAGAAAATCTAAACCAACCTGAACCACTATAAGTAGGTAGATTAGCCAAACCCACAGCTTCTGTAGCATAAGAAACAGTTGAGGTTTCTATATTTGTAGCTGATATTGTTGAAGGTATGAATGAAGAACTATAAGATGAATATTCTCCTGATAAGAATGGTGCAGATATGAATACATCTAAACCATCTTCTAATGCTTGTCCTCTACTATTTATTTGTTCCATTTTTAATTATTATTAAATGATATGTCAATAGGTAGAGTACCTACATCTTCCCAAAGAACTAATTCCACTTTAGTAACTTCATTATTATTTGGTCTATAGTCTATGATTCTGTTTATTCTGTAATAATATCCATCAATATAAACTAATTTTCTTAAATCTAAATTATTTATATCAGATAATTTTAGATTAACATATACTGTTTTTATTCTTGGATTTAATTTAACCTGCTCTATCATTTTTTGATAGTAAGTTTGATATAAACCTCTGAAAGGAGTAGGAGATGTAACTGTATTATTAGACCTCACAAAAGTACCTTGATTAAGACTATTATATGTTAATGGTTGTCTAGGATTAACAGAATCAGTAAACATATCATAACTAGAAGCTAAACAAAGAAATTTATATTGATAAGTACCTGTAAATCCGGGAATTAAGTAAAAATCATCAGCAAGCGCCCAATACTGAGTCCTTGTTTGAAATCTAGTAGGATTAACAGGAGTAACGTATTCACTCATTTTGACATAATTAAGAAGTCTAGGCATAAAATTATAAGCATAAGGAGGCCTGCAGGAGCTTGAAGGAGTTGGAACAGCTCCTGTATCACAAAGACCCCAAAGATTTGCTCTATATGGTGTTAATGCTGCCATATCTCCAAAACCACTACCATAATAACTCTCTCCATCAGTAGAACTGTAACTTCCTGCAAAGAATGGGTTTTCAAATGTGGTGGCACCTGACTTAAACTCGGTGCTAAGAAATTCTCTGTAAGGGTATTCATCATGTATTCCATCCCAATATGAATTACCTCTATGCTCTACAACCTTATCATTAGAATCCGATTTATATTTAAAAATAATCTCTCTACTTAATTCAGTCTGAACCCATTTATCTTCTTGAATCCTAGATAAATCTACCTTATTACTCCAATCTAAAGCTTCATTTTTATTCTTATAGAAATCATCAAATGGCTCCATAGTAACACTCCTTTGTGTTGTATCTGTTGTCATCTGAAGATTAAAAGCGTGTATAACTCCCTTTAAAAACCCCATTTGAGTGCTTGAGTTATCTATAACATTTTTCAAATCAAATGTTTGCCCAAACTCAACCCTCTCTCCCTTGTGAACTCTACTTATATGACCATTAGAAGATGAACTACTACCTGATGTATATCCTGTTGGGTTTTCGCCACCCCAAACAGATAAATCATAACCTATAGTTCTAGTGCCTGTTGATATACTAGTATCAGACCATGATGCTTTTTTAGTGCATGTAAATCTAACTTTATCTCCTTTATTAAGCCATTGATTTTCTATTGTAATCCCCTCAAAATTAAAAGATTTGTCAGCAGAAGGAGGTAGTCCACCTGTATCAGCACAAGTTTCAGAATAAGGATAAAGTGTTTGAGGAAATCCATCCATTCTATCAATTATATTCCAACTAGACTGCCCTACTGTTTGCACTTCTATTCTAATTTGAACATACCAAACATTCGTTAAATTAGTGTCAGAACTTGTTCCCTCACATACTGAATCTAACCAACCACCAATATTAGATGTACTTATATCATAATAACCATATTCTTTAATAGTAAAAAATCCACTACCTGTACTATACATAGAGCCATCATCAATAATATCCATATTTCCTCCTGCGCCCCATTGAATAGTATTTCCACTCCAAGTCAATTGCGTCCTAGTAAGGGCGCCTGAAGTAAAGCCTGCTTCTGTTATATAACCATTTCCATTAAATGAAATATAAACACTATTATCCGCAACTCTTTTAGTTACATTGTTATGGAGAAAATTAGGAAGAAGCATTACTAGTTTTTTAAAATTTGCTGCAACTCCTAATGTACTAGATTCTTCCATAAATTGAGAAATAAGAGTATATCCTTCTTGCAAAAATATTTGCTTCATAATATCATAAATAAATATAGCAGGTCGCCAATTCATTTGTATGGTTTCAGGAGTGGGCATTGCAGTTCCATCATCAAACCAACCTGAATAACCAACCTTTGCTGCATTACCAAAATACTTCTCAGAAGCAGTCATAAGAAGTTGTAGAGAACCTGATAGACCTCCTACATTTGTAGCTCCATAACCTACTTGAGGGTAAGTTATAGGATTAGTATTTGCAGTTTCAAATCCTGCTGTACTAGTCATTCTTGTAGCGCTATCTGCCTTCCAAGACGCCATTATTGCATTTCTATTAGCCTTAAGTCCTGTTCCGTTTCCTTTAAAATTAAGATTATCCCAACCACTTCCATCTTCAACATTATTCACACTTAAATCCATTAATAGTTTATTGTCTAATGATGCAGCCCAATCCACATTATTTCCATAAAATACACATGAATAATACTTTGGCTCACTACCCTTACCTATTGCAGTTACCTGAATGAATCCTTCAATAAATAACCCACCATCTACCTCTATTCTGCATTTTTTCTGATTAGATATTGTATTTGATTCTATATAAGAGCCTTCATAATATGATGATTTTAAAATTATATTATTGTTCTTTGTAGCAGGTATTTTAAATGTCTTACTGTATGTTCCTGTTCTTGAATTCAAATTCCTAGCTTCAGATATAGAAAAATTCATTGCTAACGGAAAATCCTCAGAATCTCCAACATCTAATTCTCCTACTAAACTTCTTCTGAAATCAATTTGACCTCTCTGATAAACAGTAGCTTTAAAAGAAGTACATCCTACTCCTGATTGAGCTAGAATCCTCAACCCTTCAGTAGCAGAAGCAGTAAATGAGTAAGTTGTAGTTCCATCAGCAGTCGCCTTAAGATTATTTCCAAAACCCATAGAAGAACCACCTGTACCTGCAGATGAGAATCCTATATCTCCTGAACCACTATACCCATCTACAGTAATAGATGCATCATATATAGTCCCTGCTGTTAATAAACCTGTTACAGGTGTTAAATACCTAGCAGAACCTACACCTACTGCTATAGATGCTTCTCTACTATCTTCTATATCCCATTGATACACTTCCTTTAACGATACAAGAGAGAAAACTACATTAGTTTGAGTATCTCTTGCAAAAATCCTTAAATTACTACCATTAGCAACAAAAGTTCCTGTAATAGTTCCATCTCCTGATAATGTTCTACCTGCTGAAACTCCTACATTTCCTTGAGATGAAAATCCACAATTACCTGTTCCTGCGTAACCTGATATAGTTAATGTA